TTCCGCAATCCTGAAGATATGCGCCGTGCTTGCCGCATCTTGCATCGTAGTCTTAATAACATTCTTGATTATCAAGATTTCTTAAGCATCCAATCTAAATTATCTAATGACGAGATTCGTCCATTGGGTATAGGTGTCACTAATCTAGCATATTGGCATGCAAAGCGTGGCTTCAAGTATGGCGACAAAGACGCACTTCAAGAAGTTAAATCTTGGATGGAGCATCAAGCATACTACTTGACTGAATCAAGTGTTGAGTTAGCACAAGAGCGCGGTCGTTGCGATAACAGCGATAAAACATATTATGGTCAAGGTATCTTCCCTTGGGAGCGTAGAGCAAAGGGTGTTAACGAATTAGCAGACTTCACTCCTGAATTAAACTGGGAAGGTCTACGTGCAATGATGCGTAGCTATGGTGTCAGAAACGCTACTCAAATGGCAATTGCACCGGTAGAATCATCCAGTGTTGTTATCAACAGTACAAACGGAATTGAAATGCCAATGAGTTTAATTTCTGTAAAAGAAAGTAAAGCAGGATCATTCGTGCAAGTTGTGCCCGAGTATCACAAGTTGAAGAACAAGTATCAGTTAATGTGGGATCAAAAAGATTGCGATGCATATTTGAAAACATCCGCAGTTCTACAAGCCTATGTAGACCAAAGTATTTCAACTAACACGTTCTACAATCCTGCACATTTCCCTGAGCGTAAAGTTCCTACAACATTGATTGCTAAGAACTTAATGCAAAGCCAACTATGGGGAATCAAGACGTTCTACTATAGCTTGATTAATAAAGCAGGTAGTAAGCAACAAGAAGAAACGCAACAACCACTAGAAGTTATTGACTTTGATGACCAAGAAGATTGTGAGGCATGTAAACTATGAGTTACAGTGAAAAGGTAATAGATCATTACGAGAATCCACGTAACGTGGGGTCATTTGATAAAGGTGACACTGACGTAGGCACTGGCATGGTCGGTGCTCCTGCATGCGGAGACGTAATGAAATTACAAATCAAAGTAGATAACACTACTGGGATTATCACTGATGCTAGGTTTAAAACATATGGATGCGGTTCTGCCATCGCATCCAGTAGCCTTGTTACTGAATGGGTCAAGGGAAAAACTATTGACGAGGCAGCGTCATTAAAAAACAGTCAGATTGCAGAAGAACTAGCATTGCCTCCTGTAAAGATACATTGCAGTATCTTAGCAGAGGATGCTATCAAAGCCGCAGTAGAAGATTATAAGAAAAAACATGATTTATCTGACAGAAAAGGCGGCTAACAAAATAAAACAACAACTGACCCGAAGAGAAAAGGGATTGGGCATCAAGGTTGCCGTTAAAACTACCGGTTGCAGTGGCCTTGCATATGTGCTAGAATATGTAGATAAAGAAAACGATTCTGACACAAAGATTGAATGCATGGGGTGTAATATTTACATAGACCCCAAGTCATGCCCATATTTACAAGGTATGACAATTGATTATGTACGTAACGGCCTAAACGAAGGATTTGAATTTAAAAATCCCAATGAACGTGATCGTTGTGGGTGTGGGGAGAGTTTTAGGGTATAAAATTATGAGCAAGAAACAATACAATTTAAAAACAAAAACAGATTATCTAAATCGCAAAATGTTCCTAGACCCTGCAGGTCCAGTTACTATTCAAAGATTTGAAGAAGTAAAGTATAAAAAGATTGCAGACTTTGAAACAACTGCACGTGGTTTCTTTTGGGTCCCCGAAGAAATATCTTTGACTAAAGATGCTAGTGACTTTAAAGATGCTAGTGATGCTATCAAGCATATCTTTACTAGTAACTTACTACGACAAACTGCACTAGACAGCTTGCAAGGTCGTGGTCCTAGTCAAATCTTTACACCAGTTGTAAGCCTTCCTGAACTAGAGGCACTAGTCTACAACTGGACATTCTTTGAGACTAACATTCATAGTCGCAGTTATAGTCACATCATTCGTAACATCTACAACGTGCCTAAGGAAGTGTTTAACACTATTCACGACACACAAGAGATTGTTGACATGGCTAGTACCGTTGGTAATTACTATGATGCCCTACATAAGATTAATTGCTTGAAAGAAATCGGCGGCGAAGTCAAAGAAGGTGAACACATCAAAGCTATCTACATGGCTTTACATGCAAGCTATGCACTAGAAGCATTTAGATTCATGGTATCATTCGCTACAAGTCTTGCTATGGTCGAGAACAAAATCTTCATCGGCAACGGCAACATTATCAGCTTGATTCTACAAGACGAACTATTGCATAAGGGCTGGACTGCATTCTTAATCAATCAAGTAGTTAAAGAAGATCCGCGATTTGCTAAAGTAGCAGAAGAATGTAAAGAAGAAGTCTATGCATTATACATGGATGTTATCCGTGAAGAAAAAGCATGGGCAGACTATTTGTTTAAGCTAGGCCCTGTTATTGGTCTTAATGCAACTGTTTTGAAAGACTTTGTTGATTATACTGCCAATGATGCATTGAAACAGATCGGCATCAGATATAATAATCCTGCACCAAAGACAACGCCTATCCCATGGTTCAACAAGCATAGTGATACAAGCAAGAAACAAACAGCACTGCAAGAAAATGAATCTACAAACTATGTAATCGGTGTTATGAGTGATGCACTTGACTACGAAGAATTACCAAATATTTAAAAGGAAATAATATGACAACTATAGTATGGAGTAAGTATCATTGTCCCTATTGCGATCAAGCAAAGGCATTATTGAATAGCAAAGGCATTCAATTTGAAGAACGTAAGATCGGAGATGGTTGGACTAAAGAAGAACTACTGGAAGCTATCCCTACAGCACGTACAGTACCGCAAATCATTCTAGAAGGTGAATTGATTGGTGGATTTAATGAATTAAGACAGAAACTAACAGAAAGCGCATAATGACACAACTAGCACTGAAACCAGACCAAGTATATACATTTAAACTCAACTCAGGTGAAGAATTAATTGCTAAAGTAAAGCAATCGGGTGGTGATTGGATCATCTTAGAAGAACCCGTATCTATTGCACCTACCCAACAAGGTATGCAAATGATCCCTAGCGTATTTACCGCAGATCCTAAGGAAGAATTCAAGCTAAATACTAATAGTGTTGCTATCCATGCAATTACAGATGATTCTGTAAGAATGAAGTATTTGGAAGCAACTACTGGTATTAAAGTACCAGACAAGAAATTAATTCTGGGATAATATGGCACAATTAAGCAGACAAGGTGATGCAAATCAAATGGGTGGCAAAATTATGCGCGGTGCAGGCACCGTGTTTGCCAATGGCATCCCTGTCGGCTTACATGTAAGTCAAATATCAAATCACGGTCCGTATGGTAAGCGTACAGACCAGCATAGAGCAGCTACTACAACCTCAGCAAGCGATACCGTAATTGCTGAAGGTAGTCAAGTTCTTAAAGTAGGATCAGGAAACAGTTGCGGTCACAGTATCGTTGAAGGTAGTTCTGATGTATTTGTACCGTAAATAAAATGGCAGACACAGGTAAACAAAGCCCACTAGGTGTAAACGTTTTAGGATCATTATTACAGAATACTGGTCTTAATATTAATCCGGTTGCTGCCGCCCACATGGGACAAAGCAAAACGTATGAAGCTTACACGTTTGGCTCAGTTGTACAGAACACTTGTCTTAGACTATTGACATGGTCAATAAACGATGCCTACAACCGAGGAGTCGTAACTGATCCTGTATATGATAATTTAATCAGCATCGGCTCTGCTACTAACAGTATAGCAACAGTTAGTATCACTAGTGATATAACTCGTTTTACTGTCACACATGACACTGGAACTATACTACAGTTTCCAGTGGGATCATTTATACGAATCAGCGGAGTTACTTCACCTAGCATTACTGATCCGCAAGGTTACAATGGCTATTGGCAAATTGAAACGTCTAGTATAGGATCTTTCACTGTACTATCTTCACTGAATTTAGGAACTGCGATTGTTCAAGGTAATATTTTCTACGGCGTGTCTATTCCGGCTTTAGGAAATAGCAAACCGTATACATATGACTGGACTGGTCCATCTAATAATGGTAGTCCTACAACAGCACTACGAGCCGCATGGAACCCATATAACAGCAGTAATGGAGTTACTCAGTGGGGCTATGTCAGATTAATTGCATTGCAAGCATGGAATGAATTTAATTGGAACGGGGAACAGACTGCTCCGTTTGTTTACTATAAAGATTTCTGTTCATCATTCATAACTGGTTCTAGCTTTGTAGAATATACTAATAGTGCAATCTTTGCAATGGATGCATCTAAAGGTTTCTTGCAAGGCACATACAGTAACATGAATGATTTGATAAGTGCAGATGTTGCAGGTGTAAATTTAGCACTCAAACCGTTTGGTGATGATTTGATAGCATTAGGTAAGGCGATTGATCTAAAGAAGATTTCTACATTTGGATTACCGTCAGTGTTGTTACAGACAATACGAGAATTTAATGCAATAACACCTTCTTTAACTTTAGCATTATTATCTAGTGGATTGACCACTGAAGAAATACAAAGCATAATTGATAACACGGCACCGATCACAATAGAACAAGAACAAAAAATATACGGTGCATTTTTAATTATTGTAGGGGTTGACTTAACTGATATTCTTATACCTCTTAACTGTAAGACAAAAGGATTAGAATCTCTTGCAGATTTGTTGAATCCAAAGAAACTGTTCCCTAACAGTTATCAGTCACTGACAGTACCTCTATATAATTCACAACCTAACTTACCAACGAACAGTAAGACATATTATCCTATATATGGTACTGGTAGTGTCAATCCAACATTAACATCACCGGCAGTTGTAGGTCAAGTAGGACCGCAACCACTACCCGGTACTCCACCAGTTATGGGCAGCAGGCTGGCCCCTATAACAACACAGTCATACACTACATCTAGCGGTACAGCTAGTGATATATCTTCACCTGAATTTACTACCGGTGGAGGAAGTAGCCGATCAGTGCCTCTAGATAAAGTAAATCCTCCGCAACCAGGCTGGGTTTGGGATGAGAGCACTTCAAGTTGGATATCACCTGAATTAAATTCATGGAAGCAATTAAGTAGACAGGAAAATAGAGAACTAGTACGCCAATATATGAAAGAGAAAAATATAGAAGTATACGTTGCTAATGATACTAGTGATCTATATGATTGGTATACTCAAAATGTGACTAAACGTCCGGGACAAAGTGAGTAATTATGGCACAAGATACAGGAATAACACCCGGATCAGGACTAAACATACAAGTTGCAGCAGAAGGCTTTGGTGCATATCTACAAAACATTTTACCACCTGATGTTGCTGTAGCTGCCGGAGCGTTCTCGGCATCAATGCAACAGATTCGTAATCTAAGTAAAACGAATATAGAGCAGTTTGCACAAATTGTACCTAACTTAGAAACAACAAAAGGGTTATCTCAGGTTAACGGTACAGGAGTGCCTACTAACGAATCATTAAACACTGCTGGTTTGAATCTAGCAGCACTTGGTACAGGCCCCAAAGGGACATATACAATGTCTGACTTGTTCGGGTCAATGTCTGGTCTTCCTTATCCGTGGGCTAGAATTCAAAGTGCTATACAAACATTACAGACTACAAAGCTATCTAACATTTATAATCAACTGTTCTTAGCTGTCACATGGGAAAAGGCGTATTGCACTATTGTTACGAATCCCTATTATGTGAACGTACAGCAATATATAGCTAACGCATCCAACCCTAATTACCCGGCAGTAGATCCAGTTAATCCATACTTACAATGTGGTACAGGAACACCCACAACCAATCCAACATGTCAACCAAGAATAGATGACTTGTATTATACAGTAACTATATCATTGGGTGATTTGGGAGGTGGCTATGGTCGTGGTACTGCACCAGCGCCAACAGTAACATTATCACCTAACAACTGCGGGGCAACAGTTTCAGTTGCTGGTATAGGAACAAATGACAATGATGCAGCTTCTCAGAGTGGCGGAACATTTGGTAGAGTTACTGGGTTTAACATTAACAATGGTGGACCGTACAAATACATGACTGTTACAAACAGTTCAAATAACAATGCTCCTTCATTAACTGGTGGCAATGCGCCACCGGTAGAAACTATTACTGTGCAAGCACCACCTACTGCGACATTAGCAGTAACTGCAGGCGGTGCAATTACCACCGGTGGAGCTAATACTACAGGTGATACGTATCGCAGTGTTGGTGCGGTGATCGCTGGAACTGCGGGTTGGCCTTCACCGATGAATGATGTTGTGCAAGCTTATGTTGACCAAGCTAATACTGAAATAAGTGCTATCTATTCTACAAGTAATTCAAATGTTAATTTATTGAACATCATGTGGAATTCAATAGGTGTTCAATTAAACATTGAGCAGAGAACAAGATACACGGCATTCCCTCCTGTACCTGATCCTAAAGATGAATTCTTGTCGCAGTACCCCATAACATTAATTGGATTTGTAGACGCTATACCTAGTTTATCTAAGAACACGTTGCCGCATATGCAAGCACCTACGTTAGAAGCTATTAGTAATTGGGATACGATCGGTGGACAAAGTTTAGTCGCACAAATGAGACAAGAACGCAACCAAGATCGTTTAGAAAGAGCAGGTATACAACTAGATAATAACATACCTGATAAATTAAATCCTGTTGCAGCCAAGATTCTTCAAGCTAACGGTACTGTGCCATTAGCAAATCCGTTAGCAGGTGTTCCTGCTGACACAATCTGCGGCCCATATACTACTCCTAGTCTGTTGACTGTTATAGTAGATGGTGATATTGCGTTCCCTGTACCAACTGGTTATTATAACCAAGTTGATGATACTTTTTACGTTGTCAATCAAGTAGCAGACTCATCCACTATTTATGGAAATATGCTAACTGTACCAAATTGTACAGATCCTGTTGTAGTAGGCCCAGTTATCCCGATTGGTCCTGGTACTCCAGAAGAAACTGGTTCTCCTATGATTCCGGGCAGTCTCGCCGACTCAGGGTACCAAGACTTAGTGCCACCTAACCTCAACACATCATATACAGGTGGTACTCTCACACCTTCTAACTATAGCGTCAACGAAGCTATAGACGAAGTAATTAAATGTAACTGTGATTGTTGGGTATCCTAATTTAGGATATCTCCAACTCATGTGTTATAATTAACCGAAAGGATATTATGAACTCATTGAGGAAAAGTGCCATTATAAGTGGCAGACTGGTGTTGGGCCTACTTATATTAATTTGTGGTATAAAGTTAACTGTCCCCGAATTATCAGAAGTAGAACCTGAACAACCAATAGAAGTCGCAGCAGAAATTGATCCTAAACAATTGTTATGCATGACTAAGAACATCTACTATGAGGCAGGGTCCGAATCAGTAGAAGGTAAGGCTGCTGTGGCTAGAGTGGTGATGAATAGAGTTGCCCATGGCTTTGCTAAAACACCATGTCATGTAATATACCAGTCTATAACGGTTGAAGAAAACAAAGTTTGTCAGTTTAGTTGGGTTTGTGAAGGTAAAAGTGAGCCAAATAAAAACTCAAGAAGATACAAAGAATCCGAAGAAGTGGCATATCAAGTATTAGCGTATGATAGATATAAAGAAGTTGTACCAGCCTCTACATTATTCTTCCATAGCATTCATATTGATCCTAGTTGGCCCTATCGTCAAGTGGCTAAAATTGGAAATCATATTTTCTATTCCAAATCAAAGAAAACTAAAAAAGACGAGCATAAACAGGACATCTAAATACTCAACAAAGGAAATCAATGAGTTATCTATTTACAAGCGAAAGTGTATCAGAAGGTCACCCAGATAAAGTTGCAGATGCTATCAGCGATGCAGTATTAGATTTGGTAATGTCTAAAGAGGATCCTAGTTTGCGTTGTGCG